GGGCGAAAGACCATTAGATGAAGCAGAATATAGTGCAATATCTAAGACATTAATGCCTGAAATAAACAAAAACAACGATGCACAAAATTTTAAAAATATTCAAAACCTAATTATAGATGCCTTAAAGCACATAGAAAAGATGAATGGTTGTTATAAAGGCGAAGAAAATGTAATTGGTGCAATAGCAGAACACTTACAGCAGATGAATGGATTGTTAAACCTTGAAAATTTTAAATAAAAAAATATCTGACATGACAGATAAAGAACTTAAAGAATATATAAAACAATGTGTAGAAACATTGAATAAAAATATTAAAATAGAAAGTTTAGGAGTAATATACAATGGCAAATTATACAGTAACAACAACAGCACAAACTCTGATATTGATATATACATAGCAGAAAAAGAAGAAGTATAGTTTGGATATAAGAGAGGGAAAAATGACAATTAAATATGATAAACGCAATTATAGAAAGCATAATGAAAGAAATAAAGACTTAATTAACAAGTCATTAAAAGAATGTGGAGCAGGCAGGAGTATTGTTATTGATAATGATAATGAGATTATTGCAGGCAACGGCATATACGAACAAGCCCAAAAGATAGGGTTAAAAACAAAGATAGTTGAAACAGACGGCTCTGAATTAGTTGTAGTAAAAAGAACAGACTTATCAACTGATGATGAAAAAAGAAAACAGCTTGCTATTATGGATAATAGTACTAGCGATAGTTCAGATTGGGATATATTATCATTAAAAACTGATTTTGATTTAGATATATTGTCTGAATGGGGTTTAGAAAATTATTATACTGAAATAGATAATCAAGAATTTGTTGATTATGAAGAAATAATGGATAATGAAAATTTGCAAGAAATGAATACTAATAAATGTCTTGCTTTATCTAAAATGCCAATTAATACTTATTTGGTAATTAAGTTTGATGAAAATTGTACTAAACTAGATTTTATTGATAATTATGCAAAAAAATTAAATCCAAAAAGCGATATAGATGAAAAAACACAATTTTGTAATTATGCTTTTATGAAAAAGGATATGTTAGAAGATGATTAATCAGTACCCTATTTTTGTAATTAGTTATAATAGGGCAAAAACACATACAACTGCTAAATGGTTAGCAAAATATGAAATTAATCATTTTATGGTTGTTCATAAAGAGCAATTAAACGAATATAAAAAATATCAAACTAAAGAAATGACAAAATATACTACTTTTTTAGAGTTTGATGATGAATATAAATTAAAATACGAAACTTGCGATAACATTCCACATTCTATAAAAAATGCTGGAAGTGGAGCGGAAAGAAATTTTGCTTGGGATTATTCAATAAAATTAGGAGCAAAAGCACACTGGTTAATGGATGATAATATGTCATTTGCTCATATTGTTGGAAAATCTAGCAATGGTGTTTATAAAAGAAAAAAATGTACAAAAGAAGATTTTAGAGAAAAGTGGCACAAAGCCGAGCATTTTTTTAATAAATATGAAAACTTATTAATGATAGAACTTGCTCAAAATGATTTTTTCTTTGAACTACACAAATTAACGTATGCACTTAATACAAGATGCTTTAGTTGTAATTTAATTTGGAATGATATGCCTATAAGGTGGCGTGGGCGTTATAATGAAGATGTAATTTTATCTACTGACATAATGGTAGCTGGATATTGTATTGCTTCATATATAGGTGGAGTTAGAAAAAGTAAACAATCAACAAGAGAAGCCACTGGTGGCAATCATGCAATTAAAAAAGGTGATGTTAATTCTTTATACGCTGATGGATTTGATTATAAATATAGTAGTGTAGATAAAACTAATTTATTGCTAAAAGTTTATCCTGAATATTATAGAAAAGTTATAAAATATGGTCGTGTTCATCACGAATATAAAAGAAAAGAATTAAAAAAAATGAATGGAAATTTAAAATTAATTCCAGCAAAAAATTATGGCTTAAAAAATATTAAAAATATAGATTTTGCAAGGATTAAACATTATGCAATTCCAAAATAAAACAATTTTAGTTGCAGGTGGGGCAGGATTTATTGGTACAAATTTATGTAAAAAATTATTGTTGGAAAACAATAATGTTGTTTGTATTGATAACTTGCAAACTGGAAGCATTAATAATATAAGATATTTAGAAAAGTTTAGTAATTTTGTTTTTATAAACCATAATATAGTAGATAAAATAAAATTAAGCTATAAATTTGATGAGATTTACAATTTGGCTTGTCCCGCAAGTCCAAGCAAATATCAATTTAAAAACGCTGTAAATACAATAAAAACTTGCATAATTGGTTCTATAAATTTATTAGATATTGCATTAGAAAATAATGCAAAAATATTATTTACATCTACTTCTGAAATATATGGAGAGCCTTTACAACATCCACAAAGTGAAAATTATAGGGGAAATGTTAATCCTAATGGAATACGGGCTTGTTATGATGAGGGAAAAAGATGTGCTGAAACATTATTTTGTGAATATTATAGAAACTATAATTTAGATACTAAAATTGTTAGAATATTTAATACTTATGGCCCTTTTATGCAAATTGATGATGGAAGAGTTATAACTAATTTTATAAATCAGGCATTGAAAAATGAAGATATTACTATTTATGGTAATGGACAACAAACTAGGTCTTTTTGTTATATAGATGATATGGTAACTGCATTAATAAAAGTAATGCAATCTAATGAACATTATCCTATAAATTTGGGCAATCCAGAGGAATTTACTATATTAGAATTAGCTAATTTAGTAAAACTAAAAACTAAAAGCAAATCTAATATAATATATAAAGATTTGCCAAAAGATGACCCAACAAGAAGAAAACCAGATATAACAAAAGCAAAATATATTTTAAATTGGCAACCAGAAGTATCGTTAAATGAGGGAATAGACAATACAATATGTTATTTCAAAAAATTAATATAAGTATTATTGGGACAGGATATGTTGGACTACCAACCGCATTAGGCTTTTCAAAATTAGGTCATAATGTAACTTGCATAGATAATAATAATATAAAAATACAAGAATTAAAAAATGGTATTATTCCAATATATGAAAAAGGTATTAATACTCTATTTTTTAAAGAATATAAAAAAATTACATTTACTACATCTATAAAAGATGGTATAAGTAATGCTGACATTATAATAATTGCAGTAGGCACTCCTACAAATAAAAAAACTAATGAAGCAGATTTATCTTATTTATTTAATGCTGTAAATGAAATAAAAATATATCTCAATAAAAGAACTAAATTAATAGTGACAAAATCAACTGTTCCTGTTAAAACAGGCGACAAAATAGAAAAAATTATAAATAATTCAAATATAGATATAATCTCAATGCCAGAATTTTTAAGAGAGGGTTTTGCCCTTGAAGATTTTTTCAATCCTGATAGAATTGTAATTGGGGCAAATAATAAAAGATATTTATATTTAATTAAAAAGTTATATAGAAAAATAAAAAGACCAATTATATATACAGATAGAACATCTGCTGAATTAATAAAATATACAGCTAATGCTTTTTTGGCAATTAAAATTAATTATATTAATGAAATCGCAGACTTGTGCGAAAATATAAATGCAAATATAGATGATGTTGCAAAAGGAATAGGCGCTGATAGTAGAATAGGAAATAAATTTTTAAAGGCTGGTATTGGCTATGGTGGTTCTTGTTTTCCTAAAGATACACAAGCTATGGCAACATTTGGGAATAAATATAATGTAAATCTAACATTAGTAAAAGATGCAATTATTAATAATAAAAAACGCCAAAAAAATATTGCAAATAAAATATATAATATAATTTCGCAAATTAACGAAAAACAAATTAATGTAGGAATATTAGGATTAGCTTTTAAAAATAATACAGATGATTGTAGAGAAAGTCCGTCAATCAATATTATAAAATCATTATTAAAGCATAAAAATATTAATATTATTGCTCACGATTATAAAGCTATAAATACTGCAAAACAAATTTTAAATAATAAAATATCTTATTCTAATAATATAGAAGATGTAATAAATAATGCAGATATTATTTGTATATTAACTGAATGGGAAGAATATAAAAAAATTGATTTTTCACTTTTATATCCACGACATAAAATAATATTTGATGGCAAAAATTTATTAGATAAAAATAAATTAAAAGGTTATCAATATTATTGTATAGGGAAAAGAGGTTAATATGGCAAAAAGACCACATTCAGTATCTGAAATATCTAAAAAAAACTTGAAGCGAGGTATTCCTTTTAGCGTCGATAACCCTGAATACGCGAGGGAATGTAATTTAAAAGCGCAGGAAGCACGAAGAAAAAATAGAGAAAAACAACTTGAAATAGAAAAAACTGTAACAATTTTGAGTAGGCTATTAACAAAAAAAATAAAAAATAATACCACTGGCGAAGAAATAACACAAAAGGAAGCGATGGTATTAACATTATTAAATAAGGCAATAGTTGAAAAAGATTTAAAAGCAATAGAAATGATTTTAAAAATTTTGGGCGATTTTGACGATAATAATAAAACTTCGGTAACAATAAATCAACCAATTCAAATAAATAAATCAGAATTAGATGCAACAATTAAAAATATAATGAATTTGGCAGATGAGGGATAATGTCCAATTATGATGAATATATTGATTTATTAACTAACGACGAATACGAAAGAGAAAAAACGGCAGAAATATGTCGTCAAAGTTTTTTATCTTATATTCTTGCAATATTTTATATTATAAATGGTTCAAAATTCAAATTAAAACCATTTCATAAGTTAATAATAAATAAACTACAAAATATTGTAGAGGGTAAAAATAAAAAAAGAAATTTAGCATTATGTTTACCTGTTGGAGCAGGTAAGTCTTTGATAATTGAATATTTTATAACTTGGTGTTTTGCAAGGTCAATTAATACTACTTTTTGTTATACATCTTTTTCAGACAGATTAATTAATAAATTGTCAAAAGAATGTAAAGATATAATAGAACATCCATTATGGACAATGTTATTTAAAGCCGTATTAAAAAAAGATGATAGGCAAAGAGTTAATTTTAGTTTTGATGGTGCAAAAAATAGAACAGGCTTAACAGCAGGTACTACTGGTGGTGCAATAACTGGTCTTGATGCTGGTAATCCAAACATTGAGGGTTATTCGGGGGCATTAATAATAGATGATCCTATGGATGTTGGCAAATGGCAATATGAAACTGCAAGAAAAGAAGTTATTACTTTTTATGATGATAAATTGGCAACAAGAAGAAGAACAGTTAACACTCCAACAATACTGGTAATGCAAAGAATACATATTGAAGATTTAGTAGGTTGGATTGAAAATAATGAGGCTGACTTATGGGATATTGTAAAAATTCCAGCATTAAATGAAGATAATACAAGTTTTTGGCCTGAAAGATACCCTGTTGAAGAATTAAAACATATACAAACTGTAAATAATTTTAAATTTATGTCACAATATCAGCAAGAGCCAATTGTTGCTGGTGGATGTGTAATTGATACTAATTGGTTTGGATATTATCCAGTAAGTCAAAATTTTAATTATAAACAAATAGTAATTGCCTCTGATACTGCTATTATGGTAAAAGAAGCTAGCGATTTTTCTTGTTTTTTAGTTGGTGGTGTTACTTTACAAAATAAATTGCATATATTAGAAATAGTACATGGCAAATGGGAATATCCAGATTTAAAAAAACAAGCATTAAAGGTTTATAATAATTGGCAACTAGATAAACGTCAAACAAGTGCATCAAGTATGTGCATTGAAGATAGAGCAAGTGGTCAACAATTAATACAAGACTTTAAAAAATCAGGATTGCCAGTTAAAGCTATACAAGTTACAAAAGACAAGCTCTCAAGAGTAGAAGAGGTTTTAGATTATATTGCAAGTGGACAAGTGCTATTACCAGAATGTCCAACATATTCAAATAATAAAGAATTATTAAATGAATGTGAAGCCTTTACTAGAGATGATAGTCATTTGCACGATGATATAGTTGACACTTTGGTTCATCTTATTAATAATACAATAGCAAAGCGCCAAGTAAGTATATTAGAGGTGCTATAATGGAAAAGGACTTGCAAAAAAAGTGTGTTGATTATGCAAGAAGTTTGGGTTATATGGTTTATTCAATAAACCCCCCAATTTACAAGCACATGACATACGGTTGCTTATATCATTTACCAGACGTTATTGTAGTCGATTTAAACGCATATTTTGAGCTAAAGGATAGTAAATATACTAAAGCACATAAAGAACGCCAAGAAAAGCAAGCAAGACGTCGCAAAGAATTATGGCAACATGGTGCAAAAGCATATAAGGTTGATACTTTAGAAAAATTTATAAAAATACTAGGATTTTTAAATGACAGAAAATAGAGTAAATAATGGGTTACAAAGTGCATTAGGGTTAGACGAGTTTATAAATGGGCAAAATAACCCTACCACAATATATGATAATGCAAGCCCTTATATATTAAGCATGAGATATATCCCTCTTGCTAATACATATAAGTCAAACGGCTTTGCATCAACAGTTGTAGATTTACCAGTATCAGATGCATTCAGAGATGGTGGTTTTGAAATTGAAAGCGATACACTAACGCCAGATGAAATACAAAAGCTAGAAGAAAAAATGTCAGATGAAAATGACGTTGAAACATTAAAAGATTGTTTACGTTGGGGTAGATTATATGGTGGTGGATGTATTTTAATAAGTACAGATGAAAAGAACGATACGCCATTTAATGCTAAAACTATTCATAATAAAGAAGTAAAATTCTATGCAGTTGACAGATGGCAATGTGTTCCTTTGGCATCAAGTATTCAGCTTGCAGAAGAGTTTATGTTACAAGATAACCTGTATAACGCAGGCAAAGGACTTATTTTTGATAAGTCAAGAGTTTTAATATATACAGGAAAAACACAACCATATTATATAAGAAACATGTTGCAGGGCTGGGGTGCATCAGTTTTTGAAGATGTTATTCCACAGCTAACTCAATATTTAAAGGCTAATAGTGTAATTTTAGAGTTATTAGATGAAGCCAAAATTGACATTCTTAAAATATCAGGGTTAAGCGATTTGCTAATGTCAGCAGATGGTGAACAAGCTGTAAGACGTAGGGTAGATATTGCATGTGCTAATAAAAACTATAAATCTATGCTAACAATGGATGCAAATGATGATTACGACCAAAAGCAATTAAACTTTGGTGGTATAGATGCGATGCTAGAAAAGATATTCCTACTTATTTGCGCTTCGTTGCGTATTCCATATTCAAAGATTTTTGGAAAGGGTGCAAACGGCTTGGGAACTGGAGCAGATTTAGACATCGAGAACTACAACGCCATGATAAACTCTGAAATAAGAGTACCAGCAACTAAGATTTTAAAGCAAATGATTGATGTTAGATGTTTTCAGTTATTTGGCAGAAAAGACGAAAGTTTGACTATTAAATGGAAACCATTAAGAGTTTTAAGCGAAAAAGAACAAGCAGAATTAAACGCAACTAAAATAAATGCACTTGTTCAATTAGTAAATACTGGTGTTCTATCACCTAAACAACTAGCAGAACAGCTAGTAAACGATAAAATAATAAATATCTCTGATGAAGAACTAGAAGCTATTGATGATGAGATAAAAACAATGGATGATATGCAACAACAATTTGGAAGCAACTATGCAACTGAAACCGATTAAGTGCAAAAAAGAGTACGAGAGAGCAATAGCGGACAAAATAACAATATGGCTTTGGACTACTATATATAAAGCTTGTTTTGATATATTAAAACAACCAGTAGAAAACAGTAACAATGTTGTTCAAGATGCTATTCTAAACGGCTCTATATGGTACGAGAACGGATATTTTTACGCAAAAGGTAAGTTTACTAATGCTGTTGCTAAAAGTCTTGAAGAAATGGGTGCTACATGGTTTAAATCTAAAAAAGCATATTTTCTTCATAAAGATAAATTGCCGATGGGTTTAGTTTGGGCAATAGATACAAATAAAGCAAGAGTATATTCAAAGGCTTTTGCTGTTAGCGAATATTTATTAAGTATAATTAAAGATTTTGATGCATTTGCGAATAAACTTATTTTTGATGAAACTGTAAATGCAATAATGAAAAACTTGCAAGAACGAGTTTATAAAAACGCAAAAGAGCATAAAATAGAACTAATAACTCCAAAGCTAGATGATTTTATGCAGGAAGAAATTGCAAAGCGATATACAGAAAACTTAAACTTCTGGATAAAAGGGTGGACACAAGACCAGATAATTAGAATGAGAACAGAAGTTGAGCAGATGGCTGTTGTTGGAAAAAGTGTAAAATCTATTTCAGAATATATACAAAAAGAGTTTGGAATAGGGCAAAGACATGCAAAATTTCTTGCAAGAAACGAAAGTGCAATAGCAACAACAAGCTATTTAGCAAGCAAGTATGAAAGAGAGGGCTTTACTCATTTTAAGTGGCATACTATAATAGATGGCAGGGAAAGAGAACTACATAAGAAACTAAATGGGCAAGTGTTTAGATTTGATGACCCCCCAATAATAGACGAGAGAACAGGGCAAAGAGGTTTACCAAGTCAAACATATAATTGCAGATGCACTTTTTCCCCAATTATAACTAAAGAATTTCTAGAAAACAGAAAAAGATTATTTAAAGCAAATAACAGTTTATTTGAAAGGATAAAACGGTGCTTAAAGACGAAGTGAAAAACAGTTTAATAATAAATAATGCAATAGATTTAGGGTCAGACATATCAGACGAAAAAAATGGTAAAGGTCGCAGTTTTACATCTAGATTTATTGAGAGTGGTTTAGCACATTATCAAGAATTTGGTGATGTATTAATAACAAAAGAAACACTAGATAAATTTATTCATACAATGGTCGGTTGTCCAGTTATAATCAAACATAAAGATATAACGGATGAAAACGTAGAAAAAGAGAGAGTTGGCGTAATTTCAGAGGTATGGTATAACCCACAAGACGGTTGGTATTATTGCAAAGGAATAATATGGGACAAACAAGCAATAAGTCTTGTAAAAGATAATGGCTGGTCTGTAAGTTGCACATACGATTTTGAAAGCGATTTTAAAAAGGGAACATATCATGGTAAAGAGTATGATATGGAATTTATAAATGGGAATTTTTTGCATTTAGCACTTGTACCAAATCCGAGATACGAAAAAGCAAATATTGTAGTAAACGCAAAGGATGAAGAAATACAAGTAGAGAAAACAATAGTTGAAGATGACGAAATAAGCAAAGAAACAACTGAAATAAAACCTAAAGCCAACAACTCGTTGGAAGATATAATATCAGAAGTAATATGTGAAGAAGTACTAAATAATAAAAATACTTTAAAAATTTAAAAAGGAGACAAAAAATGAACACATTTAAAGAAGCAGTAAAAGAGTTAGTTCGTGAAGCATTCAGAGCTAACAATGCAGAAGACGAAAAAGAAAAAGATGAAAAGGTTGAAAACGAAGATGTTGATAAGAGAAAACTTATTGACGAAGTTGCAGGCATTATGAAGTCTGCGGGTTGTGATGACGAAGTTATTAAAACAGCCATCGCAAAAATGGAAAAAATTGGCTATGACAAGTCCGAAGACGGTGAAGCTGACAATTGCGGTAAAAAAGCAAAGAACGCTGACGAAGACGAAGAAGAAAAAGAAGAAAAATTTGAAGAAGAAAAAGAAATAGCAGAAAACAAAAAAGCTAAAAACGAAGAAGAAGAAGAAGAAGACAAAGAGGAAAAAGCAGAAAATAAATGTAAAGCTAAAAACTCTATGGATGACGTTAAAAAAGCAGTTTTTGGCGGAAAATCACAAGCAAAAACCTATGTTTCTAGAGCAGATAGAATTGAACTAGGAAATAATTACTAATAACAAAAGGAGTAGAAAAAATGACACAAGCATTTTCATTAACAGGTACAAGCATTACTCCTGAAAAAGGAC